TGAGTTGCCTGAATTATTTTTGTTTTAGGTTTATTTCCCATCAACCAGGCAGGAAACAAGTAAGATGCAAACTCTGACTTTGTATGTCTTGGTGGCATATTAACAATTAATCTTTTTGTTTTACCTTGAGCTATCTCCTCAAACTTTTTTGCCATGATCCTATGATGATATCCATCGATAAAGTCTGGCCAAACCATTTTAACAAAGTGCAAGAAGTCATTTTTTGCTTTTAGTTGATCATCATGCATAGCAATTGCTAGCATTATCCTTAATTCTTCATCCGAATACTTTGAAAATTTATTATTTTTGGTTTCCATTGGGACTCCTAGGCCTTTTTATACTAAAAAAAGGGGGTATACCCTAGAAAAAACTTTTCATATGAAAATTTATTGGCTGAAAATTTAAAACATGCGCTAGGTCGACACGTGCGTGACACCATGGGCCAATTAGGGGGTGCCAGGAACCGCAGAATCCTGCCATTTTTTTCATTTTTTACAGGTACCCTAGGCTTTTTTATAATTTTTCCTGGTTTTCTGCCCCTGATCCACTTAAGTTACAATAATAAAAATTATCGTAAGTTATAATTGGCGCATTTCCTACGTTTTTTTGTGCCTTTTTACCCAATATTCCTGGATCTTGGCCCATCCAACCGCCAATATTGGTACGTTTTGCATGTTTTTTTGCAGATTTCCCACGTTTTTGGCTTCATACAACAATTCCCCCGCTCCAAGAGAGGGCTTCGCAAGTTCATCGAACACTAACACATATGCACATTGATCAGATTGTTCTGATATTCTTTTGGACATAGCAATTTGATGAGGACTAAATTTAATCCTCCTGGATCTTGCGATCTTTGTCTCTACAAAAAGTGTATCCATTTGTGGTGCAATACCAATCATGTCTGGGAAGCCTAATACAGTTGTAGTTTCAATCCTGTACCAATGATAAATTGTCATATGTTTCCTTATTAATTTGACAAAGTTAGACTCTTTCATGCTACAGTAAATTTATGGATCAAAACAAAATTATAGGGTTACACTTATGAAGGTATTTATACTTGTCATAAGTCTGTGGGGTTTCAATGGTGAAGCCTGGGTATACACTGGTAATCAATTAGTATTACAAGAAAAGTTTAGTGAGCTAAGTGAATGCGAACAGTTAGGACGTAAGTTTTTAAAGTTTGATATAAACAAATATTTTACATTCAAAGTGCAATGCATCGAAGACATTCGTAAAGACATTTAATCTTCAATCATCTTAGCTTCTTGTTTCTCTGGTGTAACATCAATGATATCTTCTTCACCTCTAATGCCTACACCTTTTCGCTGTAGCTCATCTAGCTTAGTAACAAGTTGATCTCTAGATAAGTTCTCGATTGCGCTCTCCATTCTAATCGTTGGATCATATAATCCAGAAGCTTTACCTCTCATACTCTCAGCATTAATTGCTGCTGAGTAATGTTCTTTTTCCTCTGCTCTTTTACCAAGTTCATCTAGCCTAGCTAAATGTCTATCCATATTAACAGCATACTTATCTTGTAGCTCTTTTTTTAAATCATAAATAGCCTCAGCTACCAATGGATATTTGTTTGGATCTGTAAGTTCATAAGCAGTCTTCCTGGCAATCTTCTCTGAGTAACCAGCTTTCCTCGCAGACTCTGAAGCAGATTGTTTACCAGTTAGTGTATGATAACAATATTCATGTACAAATCTTAATTGATTTGGTGTCATCTTTCTTGATTTTCTTCCATCTATTTTCATTTTTTTGTTCCTATAAGCATAATTTCACACACATTGTATAACAAAACTTATAACTAATTTCTACTCACGTTAAAATAAAATTCAATAAAACTGCCATTTTTGTTTTTTAAATCACACACCCTCACACTTAACTCACACTATAAATGTGAGGAAATAACCCAAGTATACTGTACTAAATTTGCTATCCTCACACTACCACACTTGTTTTGATATACTTTACAAAATTACATGATGGCCGAGCCAAATTATGCTTATAAGTGTGCCGTGGTTCGTGGATCAAAATAAATAATACATTTAATTATTATAATGATACACTCTTCTTGCCTCATGGATCGGAAACACAAGAAGGGATTTACATCCCATTTGTATGCAATCCAATATTTAACTAAGCTTGGATATTGGGTCTTCGATAATATTTCCAAACAAGGACCTTGCGATCTAATGGCAATGAATGAAGAGGGTAATATTTTATTAGTCGATGTTAAATCAACAAGTAAAAGAAAATCAGGAACACATGCAGGATATTTCATTAAACGTGCACCTTCAGAACTACAAAAAAAGATTGGAATTCGTATATTAATGGTATCAGAAGACGGATCTTGTACCTTCGAAAAACCGCAGAAATTAGCCACAAAATAGATAAGTATTGCAGCTTATGTAATATAATGTAATAAAATAGTATAAATAAAGGAGAAAGAAAATGTTATTTATTTTATTTTTATCAATCATATCAACTGCACTAGTTTTCGGTGTAGCAATTTTATTAGTTAATTTTTAGGAGAAAGAAATGAAAAGAAGAAAGAATAAAAAATTAAAAGTTTCAGTATCACTATCAAGACTTGCGCATGCAGGTTTTGG